AGGGGGGGGGGGGGGGGGTGGTGGGGTTGGGGTGTGGTGGGGTGGGTGGGGGTGTGTATGTTTTTCTTATATATATAGGAATAATAAATTTTTTGTTTTGGCGGGGGGGGGGGGTGGGGCGGCATATTTTTTTGGGGGAGGGAATGCTGGTTTGGCTAATGGTGCCGGTGGTGGTAATAATGGTCGAAATGGTAGTGGGGGGGGAGGGGGTAATATTGGTGGTACTGGTACAGGTGGTAGTGCTGGTAGTAATGGACAGGGTGGTAGTGCTGGTAGTGCTGGTAGTAATGGTTTCAGCAGTAGTGGTGGTGCTGGTGGTAGTGGCATCCATAATGGCGGCGGAGGTGGAGGGGGGGGATTTGGTGGAGGTGGCGGTGGTGGCAGTGGGGGGGGAGCAGGTCAAAGTGCTGGTGGGGGAGGAGGAGGCTCTTATTCAGCTTATCCTCTTAACACTACATACGCACCATCTGCTTCAGGACTAGGATATATTAATGTAACATATTCTCCAAATAATAGTCCAGTTTTACAATATGACGTAAATACGCAACAAATATATTATAATTCAAAAACTTTTGTCATCGACCATCCTTTACGTATAGATAAATATCTCGTGCATGCCTGTTTAGAAGGACCTGAAGCGGGTGTGTATTATCGCGGTCAAGCCAAGATTTTGTCCGCTTATAAATCTGTCGAGATTTATTTAGCTGATTACGTGGAACACTTGGCTACGGATTTTACGATTCATGTGAAACCGTTTTTAAATGCGGAGGATATACATAAACCTTATTTTCCCAAATTGATTACTACCCCAGTAAAGCAGGGGAAATTTACTGTCTATAGTAATATAGTGCCGTGTGATTTCAGCTATCTAGTGTTTGGTAAACGACAGCAGATTGAAGTAGAACCCATGAAAGCGTTGACGTGTGTTAAAGGAGACGGACCGTATAAGTGGATATAAATAAATATATAAATAAATATATAAATATATATATAATTGATATATATACATATATATATATTTTATATATATCAAGATGGATTTCTTAGCCCAACAACATCCGCACGCGCGAGACTCGAACATTAGTTTTGAAGCGGGTCCGCACGTGTATACAATTAAAGGCGCAGAGGATAAAAAGTTTACCTCGGTGACCACGTGGAACCACAGTCTTTTTGCGGAATTTGACGCGGACGCCATTATTACGAATATGATGCGGGGTAAAGGCTGGGCGAAAAGTAAATACTATGGGCAGACGCGGGAAGAAATTAAAGCGGGGTGGGACCGAGGACGGGACGAAGCCGCGCAGGCGGGGACACTGATGCATTACCAAATTGAACGTTATTATAATACAGGTCTGCATGTGCCGGAGGTAAGCGTAAGCAATGACATAAGCGTAAGCGACGGTGTAAGCGTAAGCAATAGCAATGACATAAGCAATAGCAATAGCAATGCCATAAGCAATAGCAATGGCATAAGCATCGAATATGGGTATTTTAAAAACTTTCTCCAAGCATGTCCAGACTTGAAACCGTATCGTACCGAATGGATGATTTATGACGAAGAGTTGCGGTTGGCGGGTTCTATCGATATGGTCTACGAGAATCCCGACGGTTCCCTAATGATTTATGACTGGAAACGGGCCAAAGAGATTGTAAAGGCGACCGGGTTTATGAAATATGCGGTGGTGGAGTGTATTGCCCACATACCCGACACGAATTTTTGGCATTACGCATTACAACTCAATACCTATAAAGCACTCTTGGAAAAAAATTATGGTAAGACGGTCACTAAATTGGCGTTGGTGTGTTTACACCCGACGAAGAAAAATTTCGAAGTGATACCGGTGCCGTTTTTAGTGGACGAGCTCAAGGCTTTATTCGCCCTGCGGTTGCAGGGCTTGCAGGGCTTGCTTAGCTTATGAGACTTGTACATATTCAACAGTTATCACTTAAAAATAATTACAATATTTCTCTCAAGCACATTATGCTGACTTGCATTTTTTTACTTTTACACCTAGATACGATTATGAATGATAATATAAATGATAAGTATAACTGTAATTCTCGGAATCTTACCTATAGCCAGCCAAACGGGAGAGAGACGTTATATAATACATGTATAATCCTGTTAGTCGGGGCGGTAGTGGGTATATTAGCTATGTTTGTCATTATGTACGAAGATACGGACATGGATAAGGACATGGATAAGGGCACGAGCACGGATGCGGATAAGGATACAGAAGAATATGATATTTTACGCCCACCGGATTTAATGGGTGAATTTAAGGCTCTATTTGCATATAAATATTCAACAGTTACCACTTAAAAATAATTACTTTATTTATCTAAGGCACATGTTGAGTGGCATTTTTCTATTTGCACATTTGGCTACAATTGTGGGATATAAATTCCATAGTATTTCCTATATTCATAAAAATGGGTCAGAAGAAAGTTTTAAGTTGTATAAAATTAGATATATATCGGATAATCTTTCCGCTCAAGTGGATATGATGTTATATAATACGGCCATCATCATTTTTGCTTTTACACTAGCGAATTTATTGATTGTGTTATATATGTCTCAAGTTATGTATGAGGGGAGGCAGGCGGAGACGGGTGAGGAGACGGATACGGATACAGAGACGGAGACGGGTGAGGAGGCGGAGGAAGCAGATATTCCATATGAAAGTCAATATTTTGAACAATTAGAAGCCATGCCCGAGAAAGAACTCACCCCGGAAGAATTGGCCGTTATCAGCGGGCATCAATTAATCGAAGATACCCCCAAGGGGCGGGTGTATATGGCTTATAACACCAATACTGGCACCTTTGAATATTATACGGATAAATTTTCCGAGATTTCTTATGAAATATTAGACACGGTCGCACGGTTGTTTACAATTACCTTTGTGTGTAAGCAGATTTGTGTCAATTATCGGGAAGAAATTAAAAATGGAGAACACAAGATGTTGTCAGACATTGAATATGATAAGCTGATGGCAGAAAAACAAGTGGAAAATAATAATAATAAAAATGAACGTTCCGTATTTGCAACATTTAAGAATTATAATAAAAAAACAGGCAATAATGTAGATAAGAAATATTATGTTATTACAGAAAAGGCGAATAAATTTAAATACAAGGGCAAACTGGAAGAGTATGATAAATTAATGTACAAAAAGGTGATGGGGGAGGAGGTCGCAAAGGTGAAAAATATTAGTTATAGTGATTTTAAGAGGTGGCAAGAGCAACAGCAAGAGCAACAGCAAGAGCAACAGCCAGAGCCTCAGCCTCAGCTTCAGCAACAGCAACAGCCAGAGCCTCAGCTTCAGCAACAGTCAATACCTGGGTCAAATACCAGAGTCGAATAAATTAAAAGAAGATTAAACTTTATACATGTATATATATTTATTTAATTATAAATATATATATTAGTAATGGAACAGGCTAACACAACACAACAAAGTAGTGAACTATTATATGCGTTTTCGATTTTAACTAGTGTAATTTTAGCAGGTGTATCGGAGGCAGTTTTAAAATGCAGCAATAATCCAGGCCCCCCTTTATGCGGATTGAAACAAACGGGCGGGTCGGTTAAACCGGCGCCGGTGCCTGTGCCTCTGTCGGCGCCTGTGCCGGTGCCTCTGTCGGCGCCTGTGCCTACTTTGCCTGTGCCCTGGCAAGATTTAATAAACTCGGAATGGTTAAACACATTTATGAAATTGGCGAATGTTATCAATGATAAATTACATAACGTGGTGGAAAATGTAGCGATGAATGCAATAGATAAAGTCGAAACATATGCGCTAGGGGATTTAGGTACAAAACAATTTGGCCAATCGGTGTTAGAGCATTTACAGAACAAAACATTAATCTTAGAACAAATGACTCGTGACCCGGCCGTACAAAAGACAATAAAAGACATGGCGGAAGAGTTGTCAATTCTAGGTATCCAGGTGTTAGATACAGCTAAACCGGCGATTGACAAAATCATGGCTAAATCTTTAGATACGATTAAAAAAAGTGCCACGACTGGAGCCAAAAGTCTTATGATTACGAGTTTTAATGTATTAGAAGCAATTATTGGAGAAATTCCCATTTATGGCGGTATCATAGCTTTAGTGATAGCGTTTTTAAGAGGGTTTAATAGTGCGATGCTAACCGCCGCGCCAGGGATAGAGTTTAGTACCGAAGCGTTTTTTACTGCATTATTTACGGGTATTAAGCTATTACAAACTTTTTTAAAAATACAACCGAAAATTACACAACAAGTGGACGCCATTAGAATGGCCGTGCAAAATATGAATCCGGCGACCGCGGTTATTAAGGAGTTTGAACGGAAGGGGCAAGCCTTTGGTAACGAATATGCCGCAAAAGCAGTAGGGGCGGAACAGGCGTTACAGCAGTTTAAAAATATTGGCAATACGGCTAGCGGGGCAGTTAGCGGGGTAGTTAATGAGGTGGCTAATAAGGCAGTTAGTGGGGCAGTTAGTGGGGCAGTTAGTGGGGCACTTAGTGGGGCAGTTGGGAAAAAACTAAAACAAGACGGGGGTAGAGCCAATATGCAGAAAATACAAAAACGAATTCAACATATTACCCAACGTTTACGACAGAAAATAAATAAATTTACTAATATACATAAATTTACTAGAAAATTTAAACCTAGACGGTAGGCATAATGTAATGGTCCATAATTTATGGTTTACATAATTTATGATTTACATAATTTATTTGTTATGAGTAGCAGACCAGGCTTTAAAGCCTATGCTTTTTTCTAAACTAAAAGAGGTTTCCAAATGCTCACCGGCAATTTGCAATACAGTTTTTTCCATAGCGCTTAATTGTTGTACGTAGTCTTGCAGATGTTGGGCTTTCGTGTTTGCTGAGGTTGTTTCCTTACCCGAGGTTATGTCTTTACCCGAGGTTATGTCCTTACCCGAGGTTATGTCTTTACCCGAGGTTGTGTCTTTACCAGAGGTTATGTCTTTACCCGAGGTTGTTGTTATCTCTTTACGCGGAGGCATGTTCTTCTATAATGCGGTATATATTTATGTGGGTTATAATTCAATTTTTATTTTAATTAGAGAGATATAGTATATACTATAATATATACACTATAATGAGTACAAGTAAATTATTAAGTGAAGGGGGGTTTGGGTGTATTTATTATCCAGGCATTAAATGCAACGGGAAACCCCAAAATAATACAAATGTTGTCTCCAAATTACAAAAGAATGACGAGATGGCTGAGAATGAAATTAACATAGGCAAAATTATTATGACCTTACCTAATTATCAATTGTATTTTTTGCCCGTCATAAGTAGTTGTCCGGTTAAGCTTAGTTCGATTGATAAAAAAATTTTAGCAGAGTGTGAAAGTATAACTAAGGCTGAGGCTGACGCTAAGGCTGGAGCTGGGGCTGACGCTAAGGCTGGAGCTGGGGCTGGGGCTGAGGGTAAAGCTGGGGCTGAGGGTAAAGCTGGGGCTGAGGGTAAAGCTGGGGCTGAGGGTAAAGCTGGGGCTGAGGGTAAAGCTGGGGCTGACGCTGAAGAAAATAGCTATATCCTAATGGAAATTCCTTTTGTGAAAAATATATCTTTTTATAATATTCTCATTGATATGTATGCTTCAAAGAAACATATTATCGTAGGATTAATAGAAAATTATTCTTATTTACTCGACGCGATTAGCATCTTGTTAAAAAAACAAATAGTACATTTTGACATTAAAAATCAAAATATTTTATATAACCAAAATACGCATTTACCGGTGGTGATTGATTTTGGTATTTCGATTAACATGGCTAATTTCGACTACAAGTATGTAGAGGTATACTTTTATACGTATTCGCCGGATTATTATATATGGCCTCTAGAAGTCCACGTTATTAGTTTCTTGTTGCATGAAACGGATGCTCCGCTAACCGACAAGGATAGTGAGAATATCTGCGCGAATTATGTGAAATATAATAAAGGATTGGTTAATTTTAGTGAGGGATTTAAACGGGAGTATTTGCGGGCCTGTGAAACGTATGTCAAGACTTATGTCGGCAAGGATAGAAAAAAAACGATGGAAGCATTGATTGCTTTTTATCCGACGTGGGATAATTATGCATTGAGTATACTCTATTTGAAAACATTTGCCTTTATGTTTCCGCACGGTTTTCATAAAAATACGCTCATTCTATTTTTCTCGCAAATGTTGCTATATAATATCAGTCCGAACCCGGCAAAGAGATATAGTTTGGAAGACACTAGAGAGAAATTTAAGGAAATATTTTTTCTGGAAGAGCAGGTTGATAACTATATGGATTTGATTGAGACGTTTGAATACGATGTGGATTATACGACAAAGGCTATCCAAGCCGATATTCATCAATTAAACGAGACCAAGGAGCGGGGGCAAGTTAAAGGGCCATAGTGTACACGAGGGCAATCGCTTATACTTCTTCCACGGCGGTAATGTCTAAGTCTTTGCCGTCGGCATCTTCGTCTAATTCTTCTAAACCATCTTTGCCGGCAAAATCAATATACGGCTCTTTGGTCTCGTCGCCCCCGCCCTGCATTTTTTTACCTCTCATTTTTTTAGTCGTCTGGCGTTTACGACCTCCAGTTTGGTCACAGCCACAGCCACCCCCTTTTTGAGTTTTCAAGGTTTTAATATATTTCTGAATCTTGGCTACATCTTTTTTACATAAATGAACGCTGGATAACATTGTTTGGATGGTTAGAGCGGGATTACCTGAAGCGGAGAGGCTTGACTTTGACATGCTTTGCTTTGACATGCTCTGCTTTGACATGCTCTGCTTTGACATTTTTTGGGTCTTGCCTTTGCCTTTGCTTGTGCCTTTGCTTGTGCCTTTGCTAGTGCCTTTGCTCGTACCTTTGCCTTTGCTCGTACCTTGCATATATAAAGGATGTTTCCCAGCTTTAATGTCCGCCCATTCTTTTTTGGCCGCGGGTGTAACATCACCCACCGACGGGGATTTGCCTTCTTTACGCAGTTTGGCTAATTGTTCGCGGATAACATCTATCCAAGTTACAGCTTTTTTTCCCATATATATATACTTTTTTAAAAAAATACTTTTTAAAAAAATACTTTTTAAAAAAAAGTATAGCAAAAAATATACTTTTTAAAAAGTATTTTTTTATACTTTTTAACATTTATCAGCGTAGCAAGTAAAACGCCGATTTGCACGATATAACACTATTCAAATGTATAAATCAATAGTAGGAATTTCGCATACGGTTGTCTAAAGTTTTCTTCTTCCTTTTTATTTGAGCAGGTGAAAGACAAAATTTTCATATGAAACTCTTTTACACACTTAGACATTTTAAACACATACCTCAATGATAATATATACATTTGACTTAATCATATCTAAATGTAATCCAAGCAATATTAACTTCGTGAACAAAACCATTATATTCATATCGGTCTTTTGCCAAATCAATACTATATTCACCGACTTCTGCGGTTTGTGACGTAGGTTTATATAGATTAAAAGCATTATTAAATTGAGCAAACCGTCTTGATTGAGGGGATTTATCTGTTGAAGTATACATTTTAACGTTCGCAATATTTTTATGAATATCATCAAAATTTTTTGTATTTCCAGATTTATCCTTTTTATCATTCGTAAAAATACGAATATTGTTTCGGTCTTCCAATATAATTTTGCCACTTTGGTAACCAGTTTTTAGTAATGAATGTAAGTGTTCTTTATAGTTACGTTTACCAGTAATGGACCCTATGCATAACAATCTATACTCATCGTCAATAAAAGTTAACTTTACGGGAATACTGCTATTTTTATCTGTAAAGTCTGTAAAATTATAATTTTCTGGATTCTCTTTACGCAGTTCAATTGTTTTATTTACTAATGTATTAACTGTATCGATGATATGTTGTGGGCAAATTAAGTTACATTTTGTCTCAATATAACGTTTATTCCCAGTAAGACGACCGATTAATTGTACCAGTTTATTTAATAATTGTTTATGATAATCGGAAATAATTGCGTGTGTAAAATTAAATCCGTCTGTTTGAAATGTAATGCCTCTTTCAATTGTCCAATATCCAGTAATAGCAATATTTTTTTCAGGGTATTTTGTTGCCCATTTTCGCATCGTATCTCGCAATTCGCCGGTAATATTATGCGCCGAGTTAAAATCATCAAGGGTAATTCTTTCACCAGTTGGCTCAACAAATCCTTTAAACTTGCCATTGCTTAAATAAACGGTAAAGCCCAATTCGTTATAAAACTTTACCACCTCTTCATGACTACCTACACCTTCTTTTTCGGTAAATAAATGGGCAGGCGAAAATATAATTTTGCGAGTAGAATCAGTCATATCTATATATGACTTTTCTATTTCATTTCCATCTACATCTTTTGCAATATATGTATTTGAAAATACATATTCAATGTATTCTAATGGATTATTTGTTGAATAATTACAAATTAGATGTGCGTGGTCTTTAATTTGACGATAATTATCCAAATACTCTTCGTATGTTTCTCCGTTAATACAATCTTGGTCCAACTTATGAGGGTTAGTTAATTTAAATATACCGTTTTTTTGCAACATAGTCCAAAAATCACTATAAGGAGAAGCCGTAATAAACTCAATGGTTTCAATTAGATTCATATATTCCTTGTATTTTTTAAGAAACGTAGAACATAAACCACAATTAGCATCAGGTTCATCAAATGATAGATTGAACCTCAGCTTTATATTTTGTATCATAATAGTTTTTCCACAAAACATTTGAAATAATGTAAGAATATCTTCAATTCTTTTTTTGTGGAAGCATACAATTAGTATATTTGGTAGTTCATCTCTTGTATTAGCCTTCATTATTTTAGATATAAACTTATCGATATTATGGTATTCACTTTTTACATCACTCGATAAAATATCCACATCAATATTTTCATATTCATTCATTTTATTTTTTGTTCGTATCTTCCATTGTTTGGTTTCGCCCAGAGATTTATTAGTCACAATAATTTGAATAATATGTGCGTCGGTTGAAATAGAGTTGAGTAAATAACGTTCGCCTATTTTGTTCAATGTTTGTTCTGTTTTTCCGTGTGTAAATTGTGTTAATTCGTGAATTAGTTCAAGTTGAGGCTCTTTCTTCGAGTTGGTAATAACAATTTTTGGTACATATTCGAGCTCTTCTAAATGTACGTTTTGTCTATATATAGTAGATAATTTATCAATAATTTCTTGCCTCAACATCTGCATTGTTTTATCATCTTCCTCGTTAATATTCAATTCTGAAATATATTTGTTATATAGACTTTTATTTGTTTTCAAAGCGGCAATCATATCACTACATTTTTCCAAGTGTCCGGCAGTGATTTTGTGAGAATCTATGTGTGATTTTTGTCCGCATCCATACTGGCACAGTTTGCAACAGTACTTTATAGGAGATTGCGTCATTGTACAGATATAATAAGTTATATTAACATTTATTTAAATCAATTTTATTTAATAATCAATTTTATGTATTTATAGAAATCGGTGTTTTACTTGTATGCTGATAAATGTTAAAAGGTGTAAAAAAATACTGCAAAAAATACTTTTTTTAAAAAAAGTATAGCAAAAAAATACTGCAAAAAATACTTTTTGTATTTGTATATAAAATTGATTGAGTTTTACGGTTAGAAGGAGAATAAAATAAACTTTATTCAACAAGACTTTTGCTGTACCTTTTTGCTGTACTTTTGCTAAAAGTACACTTTTGCTAAAAGTACACTTTTACTAAAAGTACCTGGAATGACTACGCTTATATTAACCCGTTTCTTATTTAATAAAGATGAAGTGGAATTATCTTTATTAACGGCGCTACTAAAGAAGGCAGACTTGCAAATTATTTATTATTGGGCTTATGAATTATATTATTCGGGCTTCGACATATTTGCATTTTTATGGAAGATTTATTTGGACTTTTACTACGAGCTCCAGCCCTATTTTGAAGTATATTTTAAAAAAAAATATAGCTTATGGATGGAAGATAAAGCAATGGTACATATTGCCTATATTCTGCGGAATATGTATAACTTGACGCCGAATGGCATGGTATTTATGATGCGACAGTATATGGAAAAAGACGTGCAGAGTGAGGAGTTTTATCCGACTATTTGGTATAAATTTAAAAATAATACCGTCCCCGTGTGGTTGCAAAGTTATGACAGTCAATACCATCGGCTGTTATACGCAGTTAAACAAAAACATTTTGAGAATATTTGCTACTATCTAAAGTTATTGGAAAAAACCCAAAGTCAGGTGGCTATAGCCACGCAAGTGTGCCGGTTTTTACAAGGAGGACAGGCAAAGGAAATGGCAATGGCAAAGGATATGGCAAAGGAAATAAATAATAATATGCATTATTTATTGGCGTTTATTGTGCGGAAATTAACCGTAGAAGAAGAAGAGGAAGTCCCCAAACATGTGCGGGTGTACGTAGCCCCGAAACAAGAACACTTAGACCAATTATTGAACATAGCCGAAGAACCTGTGCCCTTAACCAAGTATGGTCTGCCTCAAATTTATAATACCCTCATGCATAAACGATTTGTGGGTATCGACGCGTCAATCGGGGCGTTTAAATTGGCCCGCTGGCAGTGGGCTACGCACGAGGCATTTGTGCGGGAGCTCTACTTTCACTGGGAATACTATGCGATGGGTTCGCCTGTGTGGTGGCATCGATTACAGGCATTTGGTGGGACGATAAATCATACTTCCCGGCTAATTGAGTTTGCGAGTGAAGAAGACGCGGAGGGTTTTTACAATTTGTATGCATATGAACTGGATGAACTACCCCAAGAAGTGCAAGAGCTCAGTATGAAGCCACTAAACAAAACGGATGGACGGTTATGGCATAAAGCTATCTTTGACACGGGCATAGATTTAGAAAGACTCACGTTAGAGACTGAGGCAGAGGACCCCGCGTTAGAAAAAGTATTAGAAGCTCTGACATTGAAAGAGCAGGATAAATTTTGGCGATGGACATATTAAAAAATATTAAGAAAATAAAATTGAAATAGAATATATTTATTATTTATTTATATATCAACTTTTACAAGAAACTAGAAAATGGTTAAGAACAACACAGGAGGCAACAAATCGAAGAAACAGGCGCGGAAAACAGCCGGAGGGGCTCCGACGGCCGCACAAAATGTACGCTATGTCAAAGAAGCCGGGGAAATGTATGCAATTATTACGAAAATTTATGGGGGGAAAACGTGCCAAGTGATGTGCGATGATGGGGTATCGCGCCGATGTACTATTCGCCGAAAATTTATGATGTCACGGCGGGGAGATAATGCATTAGCCATTGGCACGTGGTTGATGGCTGGATTATATGATTGGGAAAAACGTGCCGACGGGGCGCAAACGTGTGATATTTTAGAAGTATATTCGGCGGGCGAGCGGGAGAAATTAAAACAAACGGTCAATGCCAAAGTAATAAAACATATTATGGCCGTAACCAATACACTCGACGACAATAAGAATGGTAGCGAATTTGTCTTTTCCGAGACGTTGGCGGAGATTGCTGAAGAGGGTGAGGGCGACGGTGACGGTGACGGTGACGGGGGTGACGACGACGTGGACGATAACGCTGACGATGAAGAAGTAAAACCCAACGGGAGTATGTATTTAGTGCCAAAACCAAAGATTGTGCCTTTAAGAGAATTGCTGACCGTTAAAAAAGATAGTGTGTCTGTGACAGTGAAAGACCAAAATGATTGGATGAATATTTCCGTGGAGGATATTTAATAATAATAGTAATTATAGTAATAATCAATGTCATAAATAAATTCTAAACTCATTAAATTATTAAACATGTTATCATATAGATAAGCGTTGTAATCATATAGATTTTCTATTGTTGCGTTTGAGCCCACTACGTTTGGTGTGTTTGGTGTGTTTGGTGTGTTTGGTGTGTTTGGTACGTTTGTTACGTTTGTACCTACTACGTTTGCACCTACTACGTTTGCACCTACTACGTTTGCTACGTTTGCTACGTTTGCACCCACTGCGTTTGCACCCACTGCGTTTGTTGTACCCACTGCGTTTGGCAGTTCGACAGTATTAAGCTTATATCTACACACGGGACATTCACCTTTTTCTTCAACCAGCCAGGTTTTTAGGGCACTAGGTTCAAAACAATGCGCGCAGGGTAGTTTAATAATCTCGTCCCCAGGGATAAAATCTATTTGAGTGATGGGACATGTAATATTAGCATAAGGTCCATTCGCATTAGCTCCAGACCCATTTGCGTTTGCATTAGTATTAGCATTAGTATTAGCATTAGCGTTAGCACCAGGCCCATTAGCATTAGCGTTAGCACCAGGCCCATTAGCATTAGCGTTAGCACTAGCATTTGCATTAGCATTAGCATTAGCGTCATAGAT